GTAGAAAATCTTGGGCTTGTCTCACATTTCACGGCATTTGGCGGTTGGAGACTTTTATTGTCTTTGTATTCTCTTCTATACTTTTCAGGTCTTTCTCCTGTTTCCATATATGATTTGAATACTTTTTCCGAAAGTATTTTTTTCAAAAAAAGTATCTAGATATCAAAACTATAGAAATCCGTCGTGATGTTTCTAGTAGCATAAGACAATTGCGGATTTTGCGGTGTAGGTGTCGGGACCAAGATGGGTTGATTTCGCAAATTTGCCGGCTTCAAACTAAACGCATATCCGCACCGATCAAAGAACAATTTGTTTTCCTCCAGGAAATTGTCGACCTTCTGGTATCGCATCGCCACCATTTGGCACCCCATTTCTCTCGCCAATATCCCAGAAGGGTTCGGCGGATCTATTTCTTTGTCCGGAAACACAATTGTCATCCCAGTTTTATTGTATTGTGTGAGCTCAGCGATATCTTGTATGTTCTTCACTGCATAATACGGGTAAGCACGCATAAACATCGAATTGCTCGTCAAGTTCACAAATTCCATCAAATCGGTGTTGTCCGCAAACGAATTGTTGCTCCTGTCGGCGACGAGTATAATCTTGTTTTGAAAGCTCAACAGCGGTTGAAGACCTATGTTGATCCCTTTGTTTTCGTAGCTGTGTGTTCCGTCGAGCATGTAGCCACTGTACAATTTGAAGACATCCGCTAGATTTGAATACATCTTCTGGTTGTTTGACTTGAACCTCAAATGTATTATCAGCGGATCGCTCAAGTTGGGACAAGTCAAGCTCGACGCGCTCGAAGTCGTTCCCGGGCTCCCCATAGCATAATCCTGGATAGTTTTCATAACCGACGCGAAACTCACGCTGTTGAACGTTTCTTTCACGTAATAACTGTCATTTGTGCTGGTGGAGACGACGGGTTGATTGTCGATTGAATAAATCTCGAAATCCAGACAACGGACGCCTTGCTTAATCACTGCTTTTAAATTGCAAATGTCGACCACATCGTTTTTGTACGAACCACCGCTGCACGCATTGTAAGCAGTTTTGATGTAGTAATCGTATAAATTTCCACTTAAATCGCTTACGCCCGATGATATGGGAGATATATTTCCATCGACGGTCGAATACAGATTGTTCATGTAACTGCACTCAGTATTGTTGAGTCGCGTTAATTTTATTATATACAACACCAAAACCAATAGAATAATTAATATCATCGCTAAAATCATATACGAAACGAAATCCTCGTTTAGATTTTTGAGTGTGTTTACAATATCATTCATTTTCGTTGACATTCTCTAATATACCTTTTTATTTTTTCATTTGTAGTTTAGTGCAATAAACACCAAAGGGTTTAAAAAATAAATAATTATATATCTATATGGCTGGTGGACTAATGAATTTAGTGAGCGAAGGTCAGCAAAATATAATATTAAATGGTAACCCAAGCAAGACATTTTGGAAGAGTGCCTTTCAAAAATACACAAATTACGGAAAACAAAATTTCAGGTTGGATTACGAGGGAACGCCACAACTGAGACTGACCGAAGAATCGACGTTTGTATTCAAAGTGAAGCGATACGCCGATCTCTTGATGGACTGTTATTTGTCAGTCTCTCTGCCAAACATATGGTCCCCCATTCTTCCGCCCCAAACGGTGAACAATATGTATACCAACTGGCAGCCATACGAGTTCAAATGGATCGACAATCTGGGAGCACAGATGATCAGCAACATACGAATCACTTGCGGCAACCAAACTCTCCAGGAATTTTCCGGACAATATTTGCTATCCGTTGTTCAAAGAGATTTTAATACAGATAAAAAGAATTTGTTCAACGAGATGATAGGTAACGTTCCTGAGTTGAACGATCCCGCACTTAACAATTCTGGTTCGTATCCAAATGCGTATTATACGGATAGTCCCGCCGGCGCACAGCCGTCGATCAACGGTCGAATTTTATACATACCCATGGGCGCCTGGTTCAACTTGAAGACGCAACAAGCTTTTCCTCTTGTCTCCCTTCAATACAATGAGCTCCAAATTCACGTTACATTTCGCCCCATCAATCAGCTGTTTCGAATTCGCGACGTGTATGACGTAGCCAATAATTTTCCTTATGTAGCCCCCAATTTCAATCAATTCTACATGCAAATGTATCGGTTCCTGCAGACACCACCCGATATAAATTTGGCGATTGATTCTTATCTGGATACGCGGTCGGTGTGGAATGCCGACATAAATCTAAACTGCACGTATTGTTTTCTCTCGAACGATGAATCGAGATTGTTTGCAAAGAACGAGCAAAAGTATATGTTCAGGCAAGCCCACGAGAGAGTTTTTTACAATGTAACTGGACAAAACAAGGTGGACATGGATTCGTTGGGATTGGTGAGCAGTTGGATGTTTTACTTTCAAAGATCCGACGTGAATTTGCGCAACGAATGGTCGAATTACACAAATTGGCCATACAATTCAATGCCCTATGGCGAGGTGCCGGCCGACCCAAGCGGACCTTTCCCAAATCCCGAGCCTCCGTATACTCCAGCGACCTTGGGTCCTGGTACGAATCCAGACGGATCGCCATCGGGGCTTATGGTGAGCGGCGTATACAATCCCCAGAACATCAAAGATATCTTGGTGGGTCTAGGAATACTTCTCGACGGTCAATATCGAGAGAACATCCTACCGGCCGGAGTTTTCAATTACGTTGAGAAATTCACAAGAACTGGAGGAAACGCGCCCGATGGATTGTTTTGTTACAACTTTTGTTTGAACACTTCGCCCTACGATCTGCAGCCATCGGGTGCAATGAACATGAATCGGTTCACCGACATACAGTTCGAGTTCACGACGATAACTCCGCCACTCGATCCGTTGGCGCAAGTGCTTACGATATGTGATCCGGAGACTGGCGAGATTGTCGGGATCAACAAACCGACGTGGCGGATCTACAACTACAATTACAATTTGTATGTGATTGAGGAGCGAATCAACGTTGTTACGTTTGTCGGCGGCAACGCGGGCTTGATGTATGCGACATAAAAAAAATAGGGTTTTACACCTTTTCACCGATGAAAAGTAACGGTTCAATGCACATCTCTTTACTTCGTTAGAAATGCGCAAAGGTGTCAAATTGTTATTTACATCGTATTGTATACGAGTTCGTCGACCTGATATTTCGACAATGTCCCATCGTTTAGGAACGACATTATGTCGCAAATATTATCTTGAATGATACCCGTTTCGTCCTTGATTGCTCGAATGATCTCTGTCGTATCTTGAATACATTCCGGTATCGTGTAGTGAGTGTAGTACAGGTCGAGGAAATTTTTCGCATGGTTAACGAATGGTTGTTGTTGCCTTACAAACAAATAAAGATCGCTTATGCATTTGTCGATAACATCACTTTTTCGCAAATCATAAAGTGCCGTTAAATTATTGAAAATTGGCTGTATTTGATTTGGGAGGGCCCGTTCAAGTTGAAGTTTATATCCCAATGTGGGGCAGTATTGAAGGGTGTCCACATCATCGACGGGGGTAAGAATGTATATTTTTTTTTCGGCGTATACGAAATCGTTGATTGTTTCGTCGGTAGCGCAGTAATTTTTCGTTAATCGAAAACACGCATTTTTGTGTTTAATTTCTATCCCAAGTTTGTCCTTTTCCTCGCCATTTGCCATGTTTTGAAATTGCAGTTTTTGTTGTATAAATTTTATATTTTTGTCGTAATATTCCGCATTTCTTTCGGCGGTTTGAACGATGTAGTCAAAGTGACTGCACGAGTCGAAGTAATCTTGAATATCCCCCATATTTTTCTCTACTAGTTCAAATTTACTTTGTTGGTCAGCCCTCTCGCGCTCGATCAGCTCTGTCGTCGCGTTCTTAGCCTTTTTCACGACGCATTCTAATTCTTGTTCCAACGACATTGTTTCTTCTTCCAACGACATTGTTTCTTCTTCCAACGACATTGTTTCTTCTTCCAACGAGATTTGATTATTATTGGTGGTAAAATAATAATCAAAACAAATTCAATTTTTTACGAATTTGACGGAAACGGACCATCGTCTACAAATTCGCCCGTCAGCGTGTAACGTTCCGGATATTTTGTGACATCCTCCGGTTTGTATCGCTTATTGAATTCGCTGCTGCTTTCGTTGAAGGATGATCTCCAGACGTTGGTGCCAAAGTCGGCAATTGCGGCTCGAGTTCCAATGTCACTCGTCAATGATGAGTAATTGGGTGTTAACCCAGCGGTCATATTACCGGCATCGTTGTCCCCCGGAATCACAGCACTTTGTTCGGGCGTTAACGGCGGCACATACGGCTGGCAACCAGGACAATCGATGTCCGCGAAGCACTGTTGTCCCGTGATCGAACAACGGGCCGTGGGACCACAAAAGTTTTTACAACTGTAGGTCGTTGTCAACGGCAGATTCACCGTCTTGGTATTGCCTGATGAGAACCCTTCCGCAAATTTAAACGTGGAAACGAAAATTACAAACAAAACAAACAACACAA